TTCGTAACCTTCAGAATCTGCGACAACTTTACCGACTCGCGTCCATTTAGTTTCACAAACATTTGTCCTTTGATTAACCGCATCCCATTCACCAATAATTGTATTGTCAATTTCCGACACCAAACCATTAACAATTTGTGTGATTTCTTTACTCATATCCAATATGCCGTTCCTTTGTTTATACCATTATAATCCGCAAACTCACCAATGCCGACATACGACAATGTGATTGTTGCATTGCTATCACCTCCAACGATGGACAAGATGTCACCCACCTTGTAACCGCTTCCGACTTTGTTGATTGTTACCGCATCAATTACACCACCGGTTTGAACGATGTCAACCGTGCATCCTGAACCGCTTCCACCGGTTGTTGCAACATCTAAAGCATCCGCATAATTTGTTCCGGCATTTGACAATGTAATCGTAACGACTTGACCAACTTCAGGATTCTTTAATAGAATATAATTCCTAATGTTTTGATAAGACGTGATTGATTCATTATACCGTGCGAACATCATCGTTTGCAATGTGTTGACAACAACTGAATTTTCCGCAGTTTGTTGCACGTTTCCGTATGGTGTCATTTGATTTAGTAAGTCTTTTGCATACTCAAAATATATGAACCCTTTTAACATATCCAAGACTCCACGACTTTCAATCATATAATAAAGATTTTCGTCAACATACAACGGATCAAAAACCAATTTAAAATTGGGTGACCTTGGTACATTGTTTTCTAAATCGCTAATGAAAGCATTGTATAAATCCACACCAAACAATTGGCGAAGATATTGTGGTTCGTACCGGTTTATATACTCCGACAATTTTGCCGTTGAATACATTCCGGTACTTAATTCCCACTTGTTAATGAAATCTTGTGTTGTTATTAAAGGCATTACTTTTTGAGTTTTCCAAATTTAGACTTTAACCATTGTTTCAGAACCTTGCCGGTCACAGACCAAACTTGATTCCTTTTCATAAAATCGGCTTCACCATTAGCAACAAAATCATAAATACCATCATCATCAATGTCAACACCCAAAGTGACTTTTCCATCAATCTTTGTGAATTTGGCATCGAACTTTTTTGTGTCGATATCTAATTCAACGTTTCCTTCCTCATCACGCTTGAAATCAATATCAACATTCTTTGTGTCAATACTAAAGTCAACCGGTTTTTTGGTTCTCGGTTTACGTTGTTTCTTGTTCTTTATTGGTTTCTTGTCCTCCATAGTTTCGTGTTATTATGGCTTAAGAATTAGAGCAACATCAGTAGCGATATCACCATAAACGAAAGCCGGTTTTTGATTGTTCTTCACATAAGAAACAAGTCTTGCCTCCGCTAAGATTGTAATCATATTTTTTGTGAAATCATCAGTATCTAGACCAACGCTAAGATTCATATCATCACGGAACTTTACATTCACTTTTGACATATCACCAACAAGATAATCACCTACCGGCATATAAGTTGATGAGATGACTCTCATTCCGGCAATTGACATTTCACCATCACCGGCTTGTGTTGGTAAAAACATAGGATAAGTATACATTCCATCTGATGCTTTTGTCAATTGTAGTTTTGCAATATCTTCAGGATTCAACACAACGTGTGTAGGTGAAAAGTTTGCACCTTCAATTTGTGCTTTTGCAACTCTCATCAAATCCGTTATGTTTGCATCTTGAATTTCATCGTCAAAGTTACCATTGTATGCCGGTAATCCCATTGATGCGTTAATCAAACCTTTGATTTGTCCGGTTGCACCGGTTCCGTTCAATAGTGCTTCTTCAATACCTTCACGAACACCTTCCATCAAATCGTTGTTTATTTCACCACGAATGAAAGATAAATCTTCAAGCATTTCTTTTGAAACCTTCACATAAGATGCGATTTTCTTCACCTCTTCAGAAACTTCCGCCCACGTTGGTTCACCTTGTGTTTTTGCACTTCCTTCAGTTGTCCAACCGATGTTTGAATCCGCAGTTTGTTGAACGTAAGTTACAAACTTTGATCCGGTTTGTCCTCTGTTTACGTTCTCAAGGATTCCGTATCTTTTACGAACCGTTCTATCTACTTCGCTATCAAAGTCAGTAAGTGCGTAATCTCCGGTGTAATCTGCCGTGATTGTCGTTGTCTTGATGTTTAAAGACATTTTACCACCTTTTTCAACTGCGTCCTTGATTGCATCAAGATTCTTTTCGTATGCCTTTGCAACCGCTTGACCAATAGAAAGTTTTTCCGCTTTTGGTTCTGTTGCTTTTTCAGACATTGCCTCAAGTTTCCCTTCGAACTTTGCAATCGACTTTTCTAATTCCTGAGACTTAACTTCAAGATTTTTTAATGACTCAAGGTCACTTTTTAATGCATCAACATCCGCATTTGTCGGAACGTTGGACATTTTTTCTGCGAAAGTGTTGTTTAATTTTTCAACAACCTCTTCCGGTGTTAGATTTGTGTTTTCCACGTTTTCTAATTTTTAAATTGTTAATATTTATTTATCTAATTAGGCAAGTTTTGTTTCAAGTGACTTCACCACGAAATTCCAATCATATGGTTGAACAATCTCTTTTGACTTGGTTTCTTGTGAATGGTCTGCGACCGGTTCATTCGATGCAAGTAAAATTAATTGACTATTCAAGTATTTGACTTTCATTTCAATTTCATACAACCTTTCATCTGTACCTTTTCCATTTGCTAAGGCACGGATGCAAAGATTTAATTCATTCTTTATTTTTGTAATGTGGTCGGTTTTTTCTTCACCCTTCATTCCCACAACGTAAGTGTGTTCATTCGAACCAAATGTGACCGCACTACCTTCCCACAAAATCAATTCTTTTATTTCATTGTAACCTTTTGAACCATATGTGTCATCTTCCACATAATTCATTTTATCGGCAATGTATTGAAATCCGATTGAATGTTCTTTGATTATACCATCTTCATAATCTCTAAATGCATCTTCACCATCAGTTGAACGACCAAGTTGACCAACGGCAAAAAGACCATATTCATCTTCTTTCAATTCAATGAACTTACCAATTTGTTTTTCCCAATCGTGATGACGTAGGAAAGCAATCTTTCGGTTTGACGTTGAATTCATTCCTCGTTCCTGAATAGATTTTTTAAATGCACCTTTTCGGATGACATCCATATCGGAATCTAATGCATCAAACTTTGATAAATAGACCGCAACTTTTCTTGATTCCGTGTCAATATCTTTGACCTCAAAACCGCTTTTCGAATTGTAAAGATTATGTTTCATATTATAAAATTATTCAACCGGTATTGGTTCACTCCATTCATCACTTGCCATCAGGACAAGACATTCGGAATGTGTTAAAACTTGAACCGGCACAACACTACCATCAGCAATGAATGAAGGTTCATCATTGTACTTAATTACAAACTGCGAATCATCTAATGACTTTCGGATTGTATCTTGATCCGTTTCTCCGATTTGTGCAAAGTCAATGTTTCCTAAATCTGCAATGTTTATTATTGCGTATGTTTCTGCTTGTTTTGTACTCATTTTTTTATTTATTAATTCGTGTTTATGTTGGCACATCTGTGCTAAAAGTTGTAAAGTTTGTCATCGTTCCGTCATTGCCTCCCGAACCATTGTCTAAGAGTGTCGGCGCTGTATCAGAATCTCCGCATCTCCACCAAGATAAAGGATTGCTTGATGATATGTCAAATGGCACTGCACTACCATCCCAAACATCTGAAATGTTTATTTCTGAATTCCATACTGCGACCTCATCAATGTTGCCTTTCCAATAATTTCCGTAAGTATCTTCACTTATTCTATCAATTACATTATTTGTTCCCGCGTTATAAGTCGCGTTATATGTTTCTACTCCGTCAGTATATGCGATTAAATTTGTAGCACTTGAATTATAAGTTATAACAATGTTATGCCATTGACCGTCTCTTATTGTTGGCGTTAAAGCAACATATGAAGAACCATTACTATAACACATTTTATTAGCATTTGCACCACCATTTAAAACTACCGTACCAAATAAAAAGAATCCACTTGCACCACCAAAAACTTGGTCACGTACTGAACCACTTGTACTTGCTTTAACCCACATTGAAACACTAAAGTCTGTCGCAAGTGTAATTGTTGGAATAGAAACATAGTCATCAATGCCGTCTAATAGTATGCTCTTTGTTGAAAATGGTATTGTTGGTACGTCTGTCACAAAGTTACTTGCATTCATATTTACCATTGTTCCGTTATTGCTACCTACATTGTCCGTAATTGTGTTTGCAGTATCACCATCTCCCATTCTCCAATAGGCTTCTATATCAGAAATAGATGAAACGTCTGAAGGAACACCTTGACCAAATATGTCAGTGACTTCACTTTGTGTTAATCCTCTGCTATAAATACTAACTTCGTCAAGGTTTCCGTTTAGAATTTGACTATATCCTCCAAATCCTGAATCTCCAAGATATAAAATCGTGTTATTAGTATTAATGTTACCACTTGCGCTTGTTGTTGCTTTTAAAACTCCATCAATATAAATCTTAACATTAGAACCATCGTATGTACCTACTATATTATACCAAACATTCTGTGAAGGTACAACACCACTAAAAGCATTAAAATTTCCATTAGGAGTATTTACACCGAAATATAATTCGCCACCATTAGAAGATGCACCACTTCTCATATTTTGCAGAGCAAAAGAATTGCCTAAACTTCCTTGTCTTGCGACAATTGGGTGATATTGATTTGACGTAGCAAGATTATTGTTATACTTAACCCACGTAGAAACAGAAAGTTCTGCATATCCATTTGTTAATGTGCGATTTGTTTCTACTCTGTCATCAACACCATCAAAGTATGTACTCAAAGTGTTTACAAATGGATTAGGTGGTACGTCTGTTGTTCTATTGGCTTCAACCATATTTGCACTTCGTGCTATTCGTGTATCTGTACCTACGCTTGTCATTGTCCAAGAAAATCCATTCCAAGTTGCATTGTCACCCATTCTAAACCAAACAAATGGTGAGTATGCGTCAAGACTTTGTGGTTCACCGTTGTTATATATTGCGCTTACGTCACTTTGTGATAACTCTGTTGTAAAAATAGCCGTTTCGTCAACCTTGCCATTAAAGAAATTATCTGCATTGCTTCGGCAACCTAAATACAAAGTATCTGTACTTTCTGCTGTTCCTATTAAAGTTCCGCTTCCTGTAGTTGTGTCTGCGCTTCCGTTAATATAAAATTGACCACTACTTGTACTTGCAGTTCCATCATAAGTAAATACTACGTGATTCCAACCGCTTGATAAATTTGTAGCACCGTTAAATACTAATCTATCGCTTAATGTAGACCTAAACACTACATTTAATTTATTGCTTTGTACTGCAAAATAATAACCTCTATAGTTTGTGCTTGGTGCAAGTTGATTAGACAAAATTGTATTATTACCTATAGCACTAACATTAACCCAAGCACTAAAGGAAAAAGAATCTAATCTATTAAACCTTAAACTACTTGTGTCAGGCACTAAAAAGTAGTCATCAATTCCGTCAAAACTGAAGGAGTGCAAATTACTGAATGAAGGAGTTCCACCACCATCCAATGCACTTTGATTGACTCTAAGTTGACTATATGAAGAAAGTGAATAGAATGACATATTTATTTCAGGATTGCAACGACTGATCCGGATGCTAATGTTACACCACTAAATGTTTTTCCCCTTACCGGTGCAATTATCACTCCGGCTTTTACAACACCATTACTTGCAATATATGATGTTCTTGCATCGACACCATCAACCTTTATTGAATTGAATTCAGTATCTTCCGCAACATATATTGCATCAATTTGATTTGAATATTCGGTTGTATTGTTTACGTAAAATGTACCATTTTGCAATGCCAATTCTTCGATGGCAACTAATTGTGAGGAACTACCCATTTTCTTGTGTGTTTAAGTCTGTTAAAATTCTTATTTCTTCCGGTGATAATGCGACACCTAAACCGGCAATTTTTTCAAGTGTTTCCGCTTTTATTTTTTGTGTGATTGCTTTTGATTCTTGGTCATCTTGTAATATAGGCAAGTGACTGAAATCCGCTTTTAAATAATACCCCTCCGCATCCAAACCAAATTGCTTAATAATTGAATCATACATTTGTTGTGTTTCCGGTATAATTGTATCTTGATAAACCATTCGAATCGAATCACGAACGTTTGTAAATGTCGCACCTTTTTCCTGACTGAAACAATTGTAACTTAATCCATACGCATCAATCAATGCAAGTTTGTCCGCAGTCAATTCCTCAAACAACAACAAATCTTTTGTTGGATATGACATTGGTTTCCAATCAACATTTGCTTCGGTTATTATGACCTCATCTTTTTGACGATGATACCAATCGTTTTGAATCTTCTTTTTTTCTTCCGGTGTCATAGGTATTGCACCACCAAGGTCATTATTTTGTGCCGACAATATACCAATCGCACCGATGTTTTCAAGCAATACGTTCCGCTTGTGATAAGATGCACGAATGTTTGACAAAGGATATTTTAACGTTTCAACCCTTGACACCGGTTTGATGATATTCATACCATCATCGGAAACAAAGTAAACCATATCATTCCATTCAATCGCTTCATATGTATCGTCATCATATTTGAATGTAAACTTATCAACCAAATCTTCCGCATCCATTTGCTTTAACTTTTTACCGGTCAAGTGAATCTTCACTTTGTTTGCCGGTAGCGGAACGAACAAATTGCGTATTCCCGCAGTACGTTCAGGTGAGTAACAAAAGACATTTGAATAAAGACCATCTTGAACACCGATTGAATAAACCACATCACTCCAAGATTGCATTGCATTAGGATGATGGATCATATCCATTAGCCAATGATTTTCAACTTTGTCACCGTTCTTGTCATATAAACAAGGTTTGTTTGATGACATCATTGATGCACGTTTGTCAATTACTGAACGCAATTCAGGAATCTCAATATATAGTTTCCACGCATCATCAACGTCAACCCACACCGCATCCTTCTTTCCCCACAATTGGGATTGTCTTGGAAAGAGTTGTTTGAACTCATTGATGAACCGGTCATTTGGATTGAATTGAATGCCGAAAAACTTTTCAAAAAAGGTACTCATATGATTGTTGTGCTATTTCATCACGTTGATATATTCCTTACAAAGTTAGTGATTAATTTTTAAACAAATACTTTGATTAGATTTTAGACAAATGTCTAAACATACTTTGTGCAAAGATTGACAATCCGGCAAGGCAATCCGGTGCATCATCGTTTTTGTTTTTGCCCTCTTTAGAATACGATTGAACGTTCTCAATGAATTGGGTGCATTGGTTTGTTCCGGTGTTCAGGAACGTCAATTGCGATTGCACAAATGCCGATTGCATTATGATACGAGTTTGTTTGTTGGTCGTGTTATGCACTTGCAAGATTCGTGTCTTGGTTTCTTTCTGCAAGTAACGTGAAAACATCGCACCCATTGAATTCGATTCAACACGGCAATATGACACACCCCATTGATTTAATCGTTGTGCAATCATTGGAATTGTTGCATCGGTGTTTTCTTTTGAATAGACATAATCAACGACATAAAACCGTTCACTCTTTACGGCACATATGACAAAAGCGGTGTAGTCTTTCCCTTGATCCGCAACGTCACAATATGCAACACAACCATCAATGGTTGATTTATCACTTTCAAATTCTTGTTTGCTTATGATATTCAATTCGTTGAACAATCTTCCTTTGATGTCAACCGGTTGTTGTTGGTATTCAGCCAACCAAATTTCTTCAGCGGTGTGTTTTCGTTTGTCAAGGAATTCATCGGTTGTCATTACGGCATCACAAAACGATTCACCGGCATCCGTTAATGCGGATATGCTGATTGACTTGTCATAAATCTTTTGTTCATAATTGCGACCAATGACATCGTTCAATGACCAACGTGTGCCAATGTCTATTCTTGCACATCCTGATTCAAATCGTGAATCGTGTGTTGATTGTTTCCATTGATGGATGCGGTCGTTTACGGTGTCGGATAGTGCATCTTCAATTCCACGATACAAGTCATCTGTGATACCCACCTTGGTCGCTCCAAAGCCGATGATTGTACCGCCAACACCGGCTCCAAAATAACCCACTTGTTTTGATTTGTTGGTGTTCCATCCTTGCAAGTTTGCTTTGTCATCTGACAACTTTACATCATTAAACACGGCATTGAACCGTTCGGATTTTAGTATCGCACGAACATCATAAGAAAACTTCAAATACAATGTTGCGGTGCAAGTGTTACGCATCACCGATTGTGTTGGATTTCTTCCAAGTGTCCAAGCACAAAACAATGATGTCAGATATGACTTACCGGCACGAGGAGGAAGTGACACCGATAATGATTTGATTTTGCCCTCTTCGATGTCCTGAAACGATTGTGCGATGTCCTCAAAGAATAAACGTTCGGAAAAGAATTCATTATCATAATACAGACAGAACCGCCAAAAATGTCTTCTTGCAAGTGTTTGTTTTACGACATCAAAACCGGCTTGTTTTATGTCATTACTCATTCTCTAACAATGCAATCAATTCATCACTTGATAGGTGACTTAAATCCGGTTGTGATTTATTAATATCTATTTGTTGACGTTCAACATATCCACGATGTTTTCCTTTGGTCTTTAAGTAAAATATGGTTGCGGTTGTTGAACCATCCTTGATTTGATTATACAATTGTGATTCGGCAAAGTCTAAAGCAATATCTTGACATTCATCACACGCACGTTTGAATTCCGGATCACTATTATAATAGTTGTAAAAAGTTGACCTTGGCATCTTAGCAATCTTACACGCTTCCGATATCACACCAAGTGATTTGGTCATTGCCTCAATCAATGCGTTCTTTTTGATTTTAACGCTATTTGATGCGGTTTCTTTTTTAGGTTGTCCATTTGTGTTCATATAACAAAGTTAATGATTCTAAGACAAAATAAACATTATCAGTTTAGTGCAAATGATTATTACGCTAATTACAAACACCCTCAGGAATGAGTACATAAACAATTCGGTGTCGTTCAACCAAGTCTTTAATCGTTTTGATTCCATCCAAGGCATAACGGCAAGAACGAACCTATCCGCAATGAATATTGTGAAAAACAATGGTAGTAATATCACGCCTAATGTACCTCGTAAAATGTTTACTATCTTCTTATTCATTTGATGTGTTTTTGATTGCATCCCATTCGTGCAAAGTTTGTTCAATGTAGTTTGCAAGTTTAGTGTCTTTTATTGCCCTCCTGAACTTTCTTGAATGAATATATTCTTCCGTTATAAGTACGGACATTTGCATCATTTTATATTCCGTTTTAGACAATTTTTTGAACCCTCTTTTTCTTAGGTATTTATGTACTAATGATTTTAGTCTTTTCATAGTGTAATTTTATGAACCGCAAGATATACATTCATCTTCATCCAATTGTGGATTTGCTACAATGTCAGGATTCAAAATCTTTTTCAAATCATATATCTTTTGATGTGTTTCCATATCACTTAACAAGTCACCGGTCAAGGTATCTTTTAACCTTCTTATTTCTGCATTTATTTCGCTTCCGTTCATCTTCCTTGTCCTTTGTATTTCTTTCTATACAACTTACTTGATTTCAGTTTGCTTGATTTGGTTTTCGAATGTGTTCCGGCACGTTTAATTTTTGGCTTGTCAAGTGATCCGGTTAATATTTTCTTCATAGTTATAAAATAAGAAAGGGATGGGAAAAAATGGAAATTTTGCTTTGATAAGCATTGTCAAACAATTATCAAAAACCCCATCCCTTGGAGTATGTCAATTTATATTGGTTCGCATATTGTTAACCATATTAAACAATGATGTATCTTCCTGAACGCATTCACACATCACTTGAATGCCACCGTGCCTTGTTAATATTTGCACAACCTCATATGTTCCTGACTGATGTTCAAATTGTGTTCCGACCGGCATCAAAAAAGGTGAAACCCTCATTTGCACTTTGTCGTTCCGTATCATATAAATATCAACCATAAAATCGGCAACTTCATCAACAATAAAAGGATAACCATCACACATCTTTATTTTTTTTTTCAAACCATACCGAATGAATTTGTCCGGTGTATTTGGTTCGTGCGACCTTTACATTGTTTTGTTCCGCAAATATACAAAATTCTTTAAGTTGTTCATCAATCGAATGTGCTTTCCAAAGTATTCCGGCACGTTTCGTTGTATAGTCTGCACAAAAAACGACCTTTGCGACATCAATGTCACATTGTTCCAACAAGTATTCAATACACTTTTTCGTTGGATATCCGTTTCGATATTCGACCAACATAATTCAAAGTTAGTCAAAATCATTGAACTTTTCATTTGGCACAAAAATCATCATTTCTTGGTCGTTTGATGAACCTTCCCTTGGTTTACGACCACCAACACGTTTTTCGCCCTGAATGTTGTTTGCGTTTATATATACCAATTTATCTTTCCATTGTATGAATAGGTATGTTGGTAATTGTGATGACCTTTTCATCATCTTCCGGTGCTTTATGCAACTCACCATTGTATTGGGAAAGTCATCGTGATTTTTACAATAACATTTTATTTCTATAAAGCACAAACCGATTTTATTTTCGTTCCGCAATTCGTACACCAAGAAATCCAAATCGTGTTGACCTAACTTTTTATAAAGTGTACCATCCCAACAAATTTTTTTTATCACATTTAATTCGTTGTCAATGTCTTTTTGACTTTCAAACCTTATTTTCAAAATACTTTCCGATTTTCTGAATGGTCTTTGAATGCAAACCACGTTCCGGATCATTACGATTTAGGAACATCCACATTTGATTTTGTTGAACACCGGCATCCTTGGAGAATTGATTTAAAGATTTACCGGTGCTTTTCAAATGGTCATTGATTGCATTACGCAATTCTTGATTAATATTTGACAACGTTACTTTCATTAGAACGGCAAGTCATCGGATTGATTTGTTTCTGTTTGAATTGCATCTTCCTGAAAGTTTTTTGTAATTCCATCAGTTGCATCCGGAATGCCTTGGTTGTTTCTTGGTATTCCAATTGTTTCAAGTTTCCAAATC